CGCGCGTCGTCGCCCGAGGAACCGATCCGCGCGTCGTCGCCCTCGTCAACCTCAACACCTTTAGTTGCGTCAATGATCGAACGAACGTCGCTTTTGATAAAATCAGCATTGATGTTCTTCACATCGAATGCCCTATTGGCCAGCCAACGCGCATCACCGTAACGCTTGTCAGCATAAAGGCTATTCATGACCTCGCCATACAAGCCGCCCTGGGGGAACTTCTCGCGGAACCAGTCGCGTCCGTCGGAGCACGCGCCCCATTCGCGGATCTTGAGGAGGGTAATCTGTGCGGGGTTATTTTCGGGAGCATCCGTCTGCTCAACATGCGCGTTCATGGCCTCAGCCCTCCACGCGCATATCAGAGGGAGCAGAAGGAACTGCATGCATTACATCTGCATGCGCAGGCTCATAAACAGCGAAGCCGTCCGCATCGACTGATACGCGGTATTCAACATTGCCGTGTTTTTCGATTGTGTAAGGCACTGACCGTCTCCGTGTTGGTGATGGGGTGAGTATAAGCATGGCGTTGTGATTATCGCAATACGGAAATTACGAAAAACGCAACTTTGTAGGGATGGACTATCTAGCAAAAACAGAACACAACAAGAACACACAAGAAAGGATTCGCAATGCCTGCAACCGAGAGAATCATCTTCCAGCCCTACGTGTGGGGGAAGCCTAAGCGAGGCCGAGTTCAGCTTGAACCAGTCGCTCCTGTCGTATGTCGATCGGTTGAGGAAGGCAGGCGCAGGGCCGATAAGATCGCCGCTGGCGGCACGTCCATGGCCGGGGCGCTTCTGGTCCGCATGTTCGTGGACGAAGACGCCGGAGACTATGGCGATCCGGAGATCCTTGAGAGCGTTGGGGACGTGCCGGAGAAGGAGGATTAGGCAAAAGAAAACCCCGCCGGAGCGGGGTTTGTATCAGGTTTTCTTATTCGCCCAGCGCTTGATCCTCTTTTTGGTGAGCGGCGCTAGGACGATCAGTCCGATGATTGGTATGGCAAGATAGGCGATCTCAAAATCAGTCATCTCTCAGTGCCTCCAGAACAGACCGTGCGGCCTGATTGATCCTATACGAAAGCAGGGTCCATAAGCCAGCCCCAGATACGAACGTCAAAAACGGTAACCTTTTGCTATGGTCGTAATATCCGCTGATAGTCGGAACGACATACCCGGTGACCGCAATCGCGATTGCTATGCCATTGATCCAGTTCGCCAGCAATTTCGTTTGTTCATTATGAACGAGATTAGACACAAGGATGTCCTAACATCATAGTGTAATCTATATCCAAATCCCGCATACTTACCACTTTTTGGGAATATGAAAGTCAACGGGCGATAGCCACTCAATGGGGGGATCATAGAGCGGCTTGACAGACGGGTTCACGGAAAAAAGGGCAAATGTCCCATTTGGGCCTTCCGCTAACGACTTGATTACTGTTTGACCGTCCCCCAGCCTAGCCACTACGTCCCGGCCAAGGAAGTTATCCCATCCGTCCGGCGCATCTGGTGGCTGGATGCCTATAATTTCGCCAGGCGTATATCGCGGCAGCATTGACTCTCCCCGCACCCGCAGAAGCAGGCCTGGATAATTGAAGAATGGCACTTCAACCATTTCCAATTCGTCTACGCAGTCGCCGTCGATAAATAGCACCACCCGATCGGCAGCCCCCACATATCCAGAGATCGGCATTTTCTCGGCGGATCGTTCGCTCATGCCGAGCGCCCTCTTAATTTCGGCAGGAGAGCGCTTCAGTATTTCTGCGAATTTCTCTATCTCATCCGCCTGTAGCCGACGTATGCCTTTCAAGACATTCGTTAGCTTTGGGCCATCTAAATCTACCTCAGACGCAAAACTGGCCTGACTTCGGAAGCCAGCCGAGGCGATGGCGTCTTTGAACCACTTTTTATCAATCCCGCTTTTCATGTTGGGTATTTTACTGCCATAAGCTGCTCTCGTCCGTTGCGTATTGCGTTATTCGCAATGTTTCCTATTGCGCTTTGTCTTGCGATTATCGTAATGTGTCCGTATGGCAAATCGTAGCATTCCAGATGCCGACAATGTGGCGGCATCAGTCGTAAGTGCCTTTGGCGGCTTAACGAAAGCCACCAAGGCTTTGGGGCACAGGACACACAGCACAATTTATAGCTGGGTTAGGAAAGGACGCATTCCTCATTGGAGACACGCTGAAATCGTAAGGGCCGCCGATAGAGAGGGCGTGGAAATACCTAACGACCTGTTCCGAGGCGTGAAGGTCGTGCGGCCTGAAGGGGAGGGTGCGCGATGAATAGCACCCCAGACAGCCGACGAGATGCCCTCGAAATCGCGATCAGCTGGACCGAAGCTCGCGGCGGCGCACAGGCAGCCACCAGCACCGATCTGGTAAAGGCGGCTGCCATTATTGAAAGCTACCTGACGGGCGGCCTACAGGTTCGCGTCGTCGGGAGTGACGTTGATGGAAATGGGAGCCGTCTTCCCGTCAACGATAGCAACGGCCTCGGCGTAAACGCTGGCGATGTATTTCCGGTCGATGACGTTGGGAGCGTTGGTGTCGGAATTCATAAGACTGTTAGCGATGCGCTCGATCAGCCCCTCTCGGGTAAGCTGGTTAATCGTCATGAAGCTTCATCCTTTGCACAGGGTGGAGAAAAGCCGGAGAGGGGTGCGACTCTCTCCGGCAACGAAACTGTAGCCGCCCGCTGTTCGTGTGAACTATGCCGCCGCGTGCATGGCTCCCGTGACGGGGAGAGGGCATGATGACCGCCCAGATCATCCCCTTCAAAATTGAGCGGCAGCAGGATGGCGAGTTCCGCATCAGTGATGCAGAGCTTGCGGGCCATCTTGGCTACGCAGAAGTACGGTACTTCAGGCAGGCAATTCGGAAAAACCTATCTGATATAAGCGAACTCGACTTTTGCGTTATCGTGACGCAAAAGTCTTCTGGGGGCAGGCCTGAGAAAATATACTGGCTGACAGAGCGTCAGGCCATTCACATGGTGTACCGCGCCGACACTCCTGTTGCGCGTGAGCTTGCCATCAAGCTGACCAAGGCATTCGTGGAACTGCGCCGCAAGACGCGCCTCGAAATGCCTCTCCCAGAGTTCTTCCGCCTGAGCCTCGTCAATGACCAGGTGCGGCAATGGCAGCGTGAATACCCCGATGGGTTCTTTGTTGACCTGCACCGCGTGCTTGGCCTTAATCGCCCAGCCATCGGCAATCACTCCAACTGCGCCCATTTCATCAATCGATACATCTACAAGTTCTTGTTTGGCGAACTGGGCCTGACAGCGATACGCGATGCCAACCCGGCAGATGAAGAGCATGTTCGCGCCCACAAGCATCATCAGGTGCTCAAGGCCAAGCATATGCCCGCGTTGCGCCAGCACATTGAAAAGGTGGCGACCATCCTGTCGTGCGCCATTTCCCTTCGCCAGTTTGATGACCTGTTCAATCGGCGCTTCCCTTCCGTCAATACTCAGATCGGCTTCATGTTTGGCGAAATGCCGGTGATGGCTGGTCGCCTCATTCATGAGACCCGCTCATGAGCGCACCTAAACCATGGACCGAACACGAAACACAGATCCTCAACAGCATGCCGAACAAGACGGCACGGGAAATCCAGAAGTTCCTGCCTGGTCGTTCGATTGATTCGATCCTGCAAAGGCGGTTGCGGACGACATCCAATACGGAATTGGCCGACAAAATTGCCTTCTGGAAAAGCTGCAACCTGACGGCTGATGAGATCACCTGGAAGCGTCGGAAGTTTCTGGAAAAGAATGGCGTTTATGGATCGGCTCCATGCGCTGGGGGAGTGGCGTAATGGCCGGACATTTTTCACAGACAATCATCCTCGGAAATGTGGGCAAAGATCCGGAAATCCGGACTACGCAGGGCGGCCAGAAGGTTGCCAGCTTCACGCTTGCCACGTCTGAAACGTGGAAGGACAAGCAGTCCGGCGAGCGGCGCGAAAAGACCGAATGGCACCGTGTTGTGTGCTGGAATGAGGGCCTGACCAGCGTGATTGAGCGGTTCGTCCGCAAGGGGTCGAAGGTTCAGGTTGTGGGCCAGAACCAGACCCGCAAGTGGACCGACAAGAGCGGGCAGGATCGCTACACGACCGAGGTTGTGATCCAGAAGTTTGGCGGCGATCTGGTGCTGTGCGGCGAACGCGGTGGGGATGGCAATTCATCCCCTCAGCAGTCCCAGCCACGCCAGCAGGGCAGCCCGCAGCGTTCTGGCGGCTGGGATGCGCCGTCCGGTGACAATCTGGATGATGAAATTCCTTTCTGATGCCTCACCCGCGCCCCGCCAATTCAGTGGCCACCATGGCTGCCAGGTGCTGCCGGACCTCAATGGTCGCGAAGGGATGGGTTGCCGCCCATACCCGCGCCATGAGGACCAGCGTCTGTGGAATTGACAGGGTGCGGTCGGCTTCCTTCATGCCGTCCGCTGTTTCTATGGGCGGTTTTTCCAACAAGTGTTTCTCCAGTTCCATGTCTCGCAAGACGGAATATGGGGAAATGTCATGCGAAATGATCGGTCCATTCTGGACCATGATCGGGCTTTTTCGGACCGAAAGTTGCCCTCTATGAACGGAGTAATTTCCAATATCGGCGTTCGCGACCGGCTGCTTGGCGCCATAGGGCGCGAGTTCAGGCCGTTGCGTTGTGCCGCTGAAATGCTGGCGCGTGCAGCGGGACGCACGCCACGCGCCGCGAAGAACTGGCTGTCAGGAACCAATGCGCCCGATGCCGAGGCGCTGATTGAACTGATGGCCTCATGCAACACCATTGCCGACGAGGTGAATGCCCTCGTCGAGGAGCGCCGAAAGGCGAGAGAACAATGCCCTGGATCAAAGTCAGGATCAGCCCATTCGTCTGGCTGAAGTGCGAGGATGGGCCTCCACCGTCATGCCGCATCCTGTTTCTGAACGTCTCATGGTTCGACTGGGATACGTGGTCGGACAAGATGGAACGGGCCCTCAAGGCGGCGAGGGAGGAACTGCGGAAATGACCCAGAACATTACCGGCCGCCCTATCGCAACAATGCGATCAATACTTGCCGATGCCGTCGAAATGGCTGGTGGACAGAATGCGTGGTCCCGGCGGACCGGCATTCCCCAGTCGGTTGTGTCCGAGACGCTGAATGAGCGCCGCGAGGTGTCGGAAAGCATCGTCAATGCGCTGGGGTATGTGACCCAGACCGTATGCATTCCGATGAAAGGTCAAAATCATGCCTGACCGCACATGGACCCGCGTATCCGGCGTTGACCGGGACGGCACGTATTTTGTGGGGATCTACAACGTGCGCTCGAATATCGAGGCGCGTTCATGGCTCCTGTTTGAGAACGTAGCGTTTATTCGGGGGCGCATAACCGGCCTGCGCTATGAGGCGATGGGGCCCGGCGACCGTGCGTGCCCGTTTCCGGCGAGGGAGATGGCGGCATGAGCACCATTTCCTTCACCCTCCCCAAGCCCTTCCCGCTGCTCAACCACAGCATCGGCCAGAGCCGGTTTGCGCTCACTGGGATGCGCCGGAAGATGGCGCGGGCTGTTGCGGACGTGGCGCTACATTTGCGCCCCTCTGAGCCATTCCAGCGCGCCCATGTCCTGATCGAGCGCTATTCGTCCGGAACACCGGATGCAGACGGATTATATGGGGGTGCGAAATTTCTCATCGATGCCTTGACCACGCCGCGTCTGCTGAACGTCCGCACGCCAGGCGCACGGCAGCGCGTGAAGAACAAGCGCGGGCTGGGCTTCGTCGTGGATGACGGGCCTGCACACATGGATCTTGAGGTTCGTGCCGTGAAGTGTCGGCTGTGTGAGCAGCGGACTGTTGTTACGATTACTGAGGTGGCGGCATGACCGATTTACCAGAACCCCTCACGCCCGAAGATTGCGACATGTGCAACATTCCGATGCCAGCCGAACTGATCCGCGCGCTAGCGGCTGATGCCGGGATAGATCCTGACTGGGCCATTCAGTTCGCGATTGAAAATGGCATGTCCATAGGAGGGCTGAACTGATGGCCCGAATTAGAAGCGTTCACCCCTCATTGTGGACGGACGAAAGTTTCGTGTCGGTTTCGCCTTTGGCACGCCTCTTTCTGATCGGCCTTTGGAATGAGGCCGATGACAATGGCATTTTCCAGTGGAAACCGCTTACGCTGAAGATGCGCCTACTGCCTGGTGACGGCGCCGACGCAACATCCCTTCTGGAAGAACTGGAAGGGACTGGCGCGATAACGCGATACGAGGCGGATGGCAAACCCTTCGGGGCGGTAAGGAACTTTCGGAAGTTCCAGAGACCAGAGCGCCCGAAACCAGTGCATCCAATCACGCCAGAAATTGCGCAGTTCGTTGCCTTGGATGCGAAGTCGCACACATGCAGCAAGAAAAACCCAGGAAGCGTTGGCGACAAAACGCCACGCAAGCATGAACAGCGCAGAGAGGATGCAAAGAATGAACATTGTCCCGTCGATGTTCAAACACCGAATGAACAATGTCCAAACATTGAAACACAGGGGCCGATGGAATGGTGTAAGGGAAAGGTAATATCCTCACTACGTTCGGATATACCCCCAAACCCCCAACGCGATGAGCGGCAGGATCGGGAAAACGAGTTCGATGAGTTCTGGGCGGCCTATCCCCGGCACGTCGGAAAGGACGCTGCCCGGAAAGCCCACACCAAGGCACGGACCAGAGCGGCCCAGGCTGAAATCATGCTCGGCCTGTCGAGGCAGGTCGCGGCTTGGCCGGATCGAAAATCCGACCGGGCGCAGTTCATCCCCTACCCAGCATCGTGGCTGAACAGCGGGGGCTGGCAGGATGACCCAAGCGCGTCTGCCGCTGCCGCACCACCATCACCGCATCCGCCACGCAATCATGGCCGCCCAGCTATCTGGGATGCCGTGCCCGACCATCCTGGAGTTTGATCATGAACCACATTTCGAAGATCCGGCCCGATGTCATCGTGGCATACCGTCCCGCAGAACCCGCCATCGCCGCGCTGATCGATGCCCGGCGGGAGGGAATGGCGATCCTGCCGCGCGACGTGACCCCGGTCGTGGCCAGTCAGGCACGGGTTCAGTTGGCGTCCGCGCAGCACGCCATGCAGCCTACGTCCCCCCAGATGGTCATGGGTTGGCTGAAGAAGCTGGCGGGAATGGTCGCTAACGCTCCGACCGACGAAGGCGCGGTTCGCGCGGCAGTCGAGGCTGTGATGGAAGTCTGTGGCGAACTGCCCGCCGGCGTCTGGTCGGTCACCTCGCGTCAGGCGTGGTGTCGGCAGCCTGCGGCCAATGGTCGGCTGCCTGGCACGTTCTGGCCGCGCCCGGCGGAGCTTTACGCGCTGCTGCGTCCTATCGCGGACCGGATTGCCCGTGAGGTCGAGGGCTGCAAGGCCATCGTGGCGCTGTCCGAGCGCAAGGCCGAAGCGCCGCGACCAAAGCCGACCGCTGCCGAGCGTGCCGCTGTGGCTGAGAAGGTCGCCCAGCTCCAGCGCGAGCAGGCCGAGCGTGAAGCAGCCGAAAGCCGCGTTCGTGAGTTCGGCGCTTACATGCCCGGCAACGACGCAACCCTGCGCGGCTGGGATCTGGTTCGGGCGCTCGAGGCTGCCCTGCCGCGCATGACCGGCGATCTGCGCGCCGTGACCGAGGAGCGGATTACCTGCCTTCGCCGAGCATTTCAGGCCGCCGATGTCCTGATGGAAGATGCAAAAAATGGCTAAAAACCAACACGAAAACAGTACCAATCATCGCGCAAGGGTGGTATTATCCGGCATGGATAAACCCGACGAAATCTGGCCCACCCGCTGCGGCACCGACTACGTGGCGAACCTTGCCCCAGCGAAGAACTGGGATGTGGCCGCAACCATCTGCCAGATGCGGTCCGGTTACGACATCGGGGAAGTCGGGCGCGCTGTGCTGGCTGACATACCCCTGAGAGCGTCGAGGATTGGCGCTGAGGGCTGTGTAGAGACTGAGAGGGGAAACTGACCGTGCGAGACTATAAGGGCGCTGTGCGGGCGAATATGGAGGGAAGGTAGTAATGGCCGATATCCTGAAAACCGCCGCCATCTGGGCCATGTTCCTGATCGTGATACCGCCGGTTAGTGCTGTTTGCTGGGTGGTTGTCTGGTGGTATGAGCAATGAGGGCGTCAGGATATGAACGAAACACCAACGATTGGTATGTAGAGCCTGCATGGGCAGTTGACGCGCTCCTGTCGGTCGAACGTCAGTTCATTGGTCCCGTGATGGACCCGTGCTGTGGTGGCGGAAACATTCCCCGCCAGATGGAGGATCAAGGCGTTTCTACCGTGAGCGCGGACGTTTGCGATCGTGGCATGTGGCCGGTTGATACGGTTGAGGATTTTCGCAGAACCATACCGGCAGTCGGGCCAAGCAGCGTCGTGAGCAACCCGCCCTACAGCGAGGCGCGTGAGTTCATTGACTGCGCACTCGCACATACAGCGGATCGCGTTTGCGTGCTGTTGCGTCTGGCGTTCCTGGAGGGGATTGCTCGGCGGGATTGGTTCGCCACGGTTCCTCTTGCCCGTGTGTGGGTTTCATCACGCCGCATGTCTATGCCGCCTGGTGGTTCTGATGTTCCTGCAAAGGGTGGAGCAATCGCCTATGCGTGGTTCGTGTTTGAGCATGGTTGGAATGGCCGCCCTGTCATCGGTTTCCTGCCAGACGTAGCGGAAGGTCGCGCGCAGTGATTCCGCGTAGGCAACGCCGCTTCCAGCAGGAAATGCAGGCGCGTGGATGGTCAGTGTCCGTTTCGCGGGGCGGCCATCTACGGTGGGTGCACACCAGTGGCGCGATCTATTTTTCAGCCGGGACACCGGGTGACTATCGGGCGCACCGGAATGCGAGGGCGGCGATGAGGAGGTTGGAGAGGTGAACTTGAAATACAACAGAGAGATTGATGAACTGGTATTGCGTTCACTTCCTGCAAAGAAAGCCTATCTGGAAAATATTTTGCGGAAGTGGGAGGGAGAAAGACGGCACTTATTCATGAAAGAGCGGGCCTTTCCGACCACATGTCTAGAACATATCGTCAGCCGTCTCAGGCGAAGGACTTCTATTGTATTCTCAGAAGGCTTGTGGCGGCACAATCCAACCGTAGGAGACGCAAAATGAACGATAGCAAAATGCTTGTAGGCTACGCAGCCATTGCTGACTTCTGGGGATGGGAAGGCGCGACGGGCAAGCGCCGCGTCCTGTATCTGTCCCAGGCACACGGGATGCCCGTCATCCGTTCTGGAACAGGAACCCCTGTTCGTGCAGATCCCAAGGCGCTTCGTGCGTGGGTTGAGCAGAAGAAGCAGGAGGATTGGAAGAAGCGGGGAGTGAGTTTCTAGGAATGTCCGTGACTGTAAGAACGATAACCCAGCACGGAAATCTTCAGTTCACCAGCGATAACCTGTCTCCGATGGAAATAGCCCGCAGGCTTGAGTCGGTCGGCATTTACGTGACGGAGATCAGTGTCTTTGCCCCATTTAGAGCGGGCGGCGGGAAGAAGGACGAGTTTTAATGGCGACCATCCAAATTGACCGCGTAGCCCAGATCCTGAAATCCGACCGGCGATACAATCGGTTGTCCCGCGAGATTGCCGCTGGAACCGCTCCTGACCCCGGTGCGGATGGACCGGCCGCCACCGCCCGCAAGATCGTGCAGGACGCAGTCGCTCTTATCGAGCGTAGCGCGAAAAAGCATACCGTCCGCCGGGTGGCAGAGGAATGCGCGTTGGACAGGCTGTATTACCGACCCACCAGTGCGATGACTCCGCAGCAGTATGGGGCCGGTTTGCGCTTTCGGCGCGCATGGCTTCGTTCCGCCCGCCGGGCGCGGGTTACGCAGACCTACGACATGCAGGAAATCGAACGCGGCGGCGATCTGACCGGGCAGGAAAACAGCAGCTATGCGCGTGAGTTGGTTTCAGAGGCCCTGAGTGTCCTGACGACCGCACAGCGTCGGGATGTCGTTGCGGTCTGTGGTGAGGACCAGATACTGCCTAGCAAGTGCACGAAAAACCTACGTAACGGACTGGACGCGCTATACGATCTATGGCGAAAAAAATAGTTCTTGTAATTTTTCCGCGAATGTGCGTAACTTGCTCCATCATGGAATAAATGCGCCGCAACGGCACACATCAGTCGCTCTAAAAAGGGCGGTTTTTCGTATGCGGGCATCCCTGCTCCATGCCCAGTTTAGGCGGCTGACATTTCAGCGTTTCTGGCACGGAACCGATAAATCCTGACCTCCCTAACCGACCGGTGCCCAAAAGCCTCGCTGGTCGGCATGGGAAAATCCTGTCAGCCCGTAAGTAGACCGGGATAAGGCGGGAAGTGCATCACAACATAATGCCTGGAGGAGCGTATGGCTGGGCGAAAGGGTCCGGCTAAGGTTCGGGCCGCCACGACAAAAAAGACAAGACCAACGCGCGATGCGCGCGAAATCTTTCTATCGCACCTGCGCGAAACGTCTAACATCACCAAATCTGCGCGATTGGCGCTTGTTGACCGTTCGACCGTTTACCGCTGGCGCGAGGAAGATCCTGCATTCGCTGTCGCATGGGATGACGCGATCGATGAAGCCACCGACCTGCTCGAGGCCGAAGCGCGACGCCGCGCCATTGAGGGCGACGAGGAATACGTGGTCTCGATGGGGCAGTTGGTCCGCGATCCCAAAACAGGGGAATACCTGACCACCCGCAAGCGCTCCGATGGCCTGATGACGCTGCTACTCAAGGCGCACCGGCCTGAGAAATTCCGTGAACGCTATGACGTGCAGCAGAGCGGCAACATCACCATGAACATCACATCGGACGACGACGCGCTTTAATGGTCGCCAAGCTGAACCCGGCCCAGCAGGAGGCAAACCGGCTGCTTGGCAGCCCGGCCACGCACATTCTGCTGCGGGGTGGTTCCAGATCTGGAAAGACGTTTCTTCTGATCCGCGCGCTGGTCATCCGTGCGGCCAAGGCGCCAGGAACGCGGCACGGCATTTTCCGGCACCGGTTCAATGCCCTGAAGCATTCTATCATCGGGGATACCTTCCCCAAGGTGATGCGCCTTTGTTTCCCCGGCGTGCCCTATAACCTGAACCGAACGGACTGGTATGTCACGCTGCCGAACGGGTCCGAAATCCTGTTCCACGGCCTCGACAGTTCCGACCGCACCGAGAAGATCCTCGGCCTCGAGTTCGCCACGGTCTATCTGAACGAGGCCAGCCAGATCGGTTACGGCGCGCGGAACATGCTGCTGACACGGCTAGCGCAAAAGTCGATCCTGAGCGTCAAGGAATATATCGACGCCAACCCGCCCACGACTTCGCACTGGCTCTACAGCCTATTCGAACGGCACGTTGAGCCAAAATCAGGCGAACCGCTGCCGGACCCTGCCGATTACGCGACCATGCAGATCAACCCGGACAGTAACCGGTCCAACCTGTCGCCTGAATACCTGAAGCAGCTTGAAAGCCTGCCGGAAAAGGAACGCCAACGCTTCCTGTTCGGCAATTACCAGACTGCAATCGAGGGCGCGCTCTGGACGCTGGACCGTATCAGGCGCGAGGCCGCGATAACCGATGCCAACCGTGCCGCCGTGCTGGCGCGCATGCGGCGTATCGTTGTTGCGGTCGATCCATCGGGGTGTTCCGGTCCGGAAGATTATCGCTCGGATGAGATAGGCATATCGGTCTGCGGTGTGGATACGGACGGCAACGGCCATGTGCTGGCCGACCTGTCATGCCGCGCTGGGCCTGCTGGTTGGGCCAAGATCGCACTGGATGCTCTGGATCTGTGGAAGGGCGACCGGATCGTGGCTGAAAAGAATTTCGGCGGCGCGATGGTCGAAAGCACGATCCGCGCAGCCCGCGCCACGGCTCCAGTCACGCTGGTCACGGCCTCACGCGGCAAATTTGCCCGGGCTGAACCGGTGGCCGCGCTTTATGAGCAGGGCAAGGTTACGCATCATGGCCGGTTTCCTGATCTTGAGGACCAACTTTGCCAATTCTCCATGTCGGGGTTTGAGGGCGCGCGATCACCTGACCGGGCCGATGCGCTGGTATGGGCGCTGACTGACCTGATGCTTGGTCCACCACCAGCCGCACCGGCGCGATTTGTGCCAACACGTTTCAATCTGGGCCGATAGCGGCCACGGGGTCGCATGGACTGGCAGCAGTTAAAGAAAACCTATCCGCAGGATCAGGATTTGCCCGCGCGCGCAAACCGCCTGACGGCGCTGATGCGGGTGCGTGACTGCACGCAGTATGACGATATTCCGAACCCGTTCAGCAGCGAATACAACGGGGCGGGGGAATACATCCCGCTGGACAAGCGCAGGCCATCCGTACGCACCAACATGTGCGCGACGGTGGTGGATGAATCCGCCTCGCTGGTGTTTGGCGAGATGCACTGGCCCGCGCTGACAGCAGAGGATGAAACTGTGCCGGGCGTCATGGCCGCGCTGGATCGGGAATGCGCGCTGCCTGCCGTGCTGATCGAGGTGGTCATGTCCGGTTCGGTTGGATCGTCGGCCCTTCTGGTTGAGACCGTGGACCGCAAGCCATGCGTTTCGATGCGCGATACCCGCTATCTGACGCCATCGTGGGATACGGCCGGGCAACTGGTCGAAGTGATGGAGTGCTACAAAGTCAAAGGCGCGGACCTCGCCGCGCAGGGCTGGCCCATATCCGGCGACGATCAGGCCGCCGTGTTCTGGTGGTGCCGGAAATGGGACCGGACGGAATGCCAGGTCTACGTCCCGCGCCTCGTATCAGAAGGTATGCCGAGCAGCGTGGACAAAGCGCGCACCACCCAGCACGGCCTCGGCTTCGTGCCGTGGATCTGGATGGCCAATATGGCGCCGCCCGGCACGGTGGATGGTCCCTGCACCTTCGAACGTGCCATCGATACGGTGATCGAATGCGATTACCTGCTGTCGCAGTCCGGGCGTGGGCTGAAATACAGCTCTGATCCGAAGTTGGTCATCAAGGCCGGTCAGGCTGACCCGGCAGGCGCGGAAGGCGATGGCGGCACGACCGGCGGTTCCGCATCGGCGCTCATCCTACCCATGAATGGCGATGCCAAAATGCTGGAAATCAACGGCGATGCATCCGGTGCAATACTGGCGCAATACAAAGAACTGCGCGCCATCGTCATGGAACAGATCCACGGCAACCGGGCCAGCGCGGACAAGATCAGCGCCGCACAGTCTGGCCGGGCCATGGAAATGATGTGCCAGAGTCTCGTGTGGCTGGCCGACCGCCTGCGCCTCTCCTACGGCGAATACGGGCTGTTGGCGCTGTATCGCATGATCTGCCGTTTTTCGTCCGTGGTGACAGGGGGTTTGAACATTGGTGGGCAGGATTACACCAACCTGTCCGATGCCGGTCTAGCGCTGCAATGGCCGCCCTACTTCCCCAGCACGGACCCGGAACTGCTGCAGCTTGCGCAGGGTCTGGCAACGGCTGTGGCGTCGGGCTTCATGTCCAACGAAACCGCCTGCAGCATCTATGCCGCCAAGGTCGGGACGGCCAGCCCACAGGAAGAATGGAACCGGGTGCTGGATGAACTGTCCGACCCGGTCCTCATCGCCAAGCGACAGGCCGCGGCGAACTCCGCCAAGACTGACCGGCAAGCGGCCAGAGCAGGGCGCGCAGAGACACGACAGGTCACGGCCTGACGTTTTCCCGGCTGATGCCGGAACATTCACAACATGAGGGTCAGATGACCACAGAACCGATGAACACGCCCATCGATCCCAACACGGTGCGCGAACTGGAAAAGGCGCGCGCGGACCTCGTAACGGTGCGTAGCGAACTGAAATCCGCCCGCACCGAACGTGACGCCATTCGTGGCGAACGCGACGAGGCGATCAAGTCCCGCGACGGCCTCAAGGCGCAGTTTGACAAGCAGAAGGCTGATGGTGAGAAAGCCCTGGCCGATGCGAATGCCGCTGTGGAACAAGCCAAGGCTGCCGCCGATGAGGCGGGTAAGGCCGCGAAGGCGCAGGCAGATGCCGCCGTAATCCGTGCCGAAGCCAAGGCCGCAGCCGTCCGTCTGGGCGCAGTCAATCCCGAGGATGTGGTCAAGCTGATCGACCTCGGCACCGTCAAGATGGGCGAGGATGGCAAGATCGAAGGTCTGGACGCGGTGATGGAAGCCGCCAAGGAAAGTCGCGCTTACCTGTTCACCGAACCGGCCAAGCCCGGAACCGAGACCGGCACGACCAAGACGACGCCCGCACCCAAGGCGGGTGATCCGGCGCCGTTCGATGCGACCAAGGCCGACACCAAGGATGTGGCGTCAGCCGCCGCTGCCGCTGGCCTGCGCTGGCCGACCCTCTGAGAACTCACCAACTGCCCGCCGATGCGGGCCTCGCTGACCGGCTGATGCCGGGGCGTATTTCCGGCATCACAAGGACATAAATCATGGCAATCGCCAATTTTCCCGCCTCGCTCCAGCCCATAATCCAGCAGGGCTTTCTCTCCCGCGCGTTTCAGGATGCGCTACAGTCCAAGCTGGGGTTCCGCTCCATTGCGGATCGCATGGATTTCCCGGCCCGTATCGGTCAGACCATCACTGATACCCGTGCTGGGCTGCTGGTGCCTGCCACCACGCCGCTCAATCCCACGGCCAACACCAACTTCGATAACGGCATGTCGCCCACGGAATGGTCGGTCGAACAGTACACGCTGTCGATCAACCAGTATGGCAACACCATGGACCTCAACCAGGTGACGGAAGGCGTGGGTGTCGCCAACCAGTTCCTCGCCAATGCCTCGCGCCTCGGCATCAATGCCCGCCAGACCCTCGACCGTCTGGCCCGCAACGCCCTGTATGGCGGCGCGCAGAACGGCGTGGGTGGTTATCTGGGCGGCAACACCCGCGTCACCACCACGCTCGGCGCTGCTGGCACCACGATTTCGGTTGACGATATTCGTGGGTTCCAGAATGTCCTCTCCGATGAAGGGCAGGTGATCGCTGTTGGCACAACGTCCGGTATGACCGTCACGGTTGGCGCCGGTTCCTACACGCTGGTCGGGGTTGCTGCCGATGCTACCAACGCCTCCACGGCACCGAATGGCATTTCTGGCACGCTCACCTTCTCCGGGAATGTGTCGGTGGCTGACGGCACCGAAGGGATGGCCGTTGTGGCCGCGACCGCCCCGCTGGTCCTGCGCCCCAATGGTCGTGCCACGACCGCAGCGCTTGCCGCTGGCGACATGCTGACCATCCAGAACGTGCTTGGTGCTGTGGCGGCCCTGCGTGACAACAACGTGCCCACGATGCCCGAAGGCGTCTATCATTGCTACCTGGACAACAACCAGTTGCTCGGGCTGTTCCGCGACGATGACTTCAAGCTGCTGTATCGCGGCCAGTATGGGTCCGATACCTACCAGACCGGTCAGGTGTTCGATCTGCTCGGTGTGCGTTTCATCCCCACCACCGAGGCTCCGCAGCAGGCGTCACTTGGCGTAGGGGCCATCCATCGCGCCATCATCTGCGGTCATGGCGCGCTGATCGAGGGCGATTACGCCAACATGGGCGAACACTATGCGGGCCTGCTGGATGGCGGCGAACTGACCCACGTTGATGACGTGTGCATGATTACGCGCCCCGCACTTGACCGTCTGGCGCAGATCATCGCGCAGTCGTGGTCGTGGATTGGCGGCTTTGCCCTGCCGACCGACCTGACCGCCAACACCTCGATCATCCCCACCGCCACGAACAGCTACCTCAAGCGTGGCGTGGTGATCGAGAGCCTTGGTGCGACCAGTCAGGCATCGGCTGCGTAATGGCGCGGCCCCGCAAGGCTCAGGGGGAGGGGGTAGGCAGCAATGCCGCCCCCGTCCGTCTTGTGCGCGACCACGGGTATATCGAGACCCGCTTTAACCGGGGGCGGTATCACTGGTCCGCCGGTGAGATCATCACCAACCCCGACGAAATAGCCCACCTGCGTGAACGCGGGGCGGAACTGGAGCCGGTGGAATGTCAGGAACAACCACAGACCCCGTAGCGGATACGCCCCTGACCGATGCCGAGATGGTCCAGTGCCGCCGGTATATGGGCTATCCAGCCATGGGCGGTATCAACAGCGGCCAGCAGTCGTGGCGCTTCTTTCAGGTCTACGGTTTCAACGAATGGCGTATGCGGAACATGGCGCCGGACGAATATGTCCAGATCAGGACGTTCTTGACCCAGTGCCAGACCTTGGAAACAGCCATCATGGGCGCCACGGATAATCTAGACACAGACCAGGCCGCCGTGTGGCACCACAACCGCTACGAGGTTCAGGACCGTTTTGGCCTCTACAATCGCTGGCGTCGGCAGTTGTGCGCGTTCTTTGGCATCCCGCCCGGTCCCGGCCTACGCCCGCAGAACCGCATCACAATCTAGGAGGCAGCATGTTCGCTGTTGACAGTAACTGCCCGCTCCCAATGCAGGAATGGGCACAGGTGAAGGACGGCGTTATCGTGGCCGTCAAATCCGTGCGTTCCAATCTACCGCAGCCGTTCGGGCCCGATGCTGGTCGCGTGATCAACGTGACCGGCGCGAATGCCCAGATCGGGTATCTGGTGGACCATTATGGGAATGTCACCCCACGTGAGCGTCGGGTCGGGCCGATCCCGGATGGACAGCCCGCGTATCTGGAAGGCCCTCCGGTTCCCGCAATTGCATCGGGGCCTCTTGGTCGCGCCCTGGCGTCTGCTGGCGTGATGCCGACCAAAGACCCGGATCATCCCGATAACTGGCCGCAGAACCGTCCCACGAAACAGGAGGCTCCCGATGGCACCGCTGACCACCCGCAGGCGTAACGCCCTGCCGAAATCCGCGTTCGGGCTGCCGGGTTCCCGGCGCTATCCGATGCCTGATCGCACGCACGCGATAGCCGCCAAGGCCCGCGCTGCGCAGCAGGTGAAAGCGGGCAACCTGTCAAAGTCCTCGCAGGCGAAGATCAACGCCAAGGCAAACAGCATCATCCGGCGGAGAAAATAGATGGCACGTTCCCCCAAGCGCATGACCATGGCGCAGTATCTCAAGTCGAACACCGACCGTAAGGAAGATGGGCAGAACGCCGCTCTGGTCGGGATGACCACGGCGGCGTTCAAAAAGACCCGGCAGGCCAAGGCTATTGACCGGCAGATGGTTTCGCTGCTGAACCGCACATCCACCAGAGGGCGGCGTCACTGATGTATCAGGCCCTCGTTCAGCAGAAAGTCGCGAGCGGATATGCCAATGCGGCCCTGCGGCTGGGGGCCACGACCGCGCAATACCGTCCGGGATCACTGACTGCGCCCATGACAACCGCCTACGCGACCATGCTGGCGGCGTTTAATGCGGACAAAGCGTTCGGTTTTCAGGCTCCGGCGCTGTGGGATAAACCTGCGGTGTTCGGCCTGTTCGACACCACGGATGTGCAATCGGGCGATCTTCTGACCTGCGCAGGAGAGAACTACTTTGTGGCGCGCCTTGAGCCGTTCCGGCCGCCGCTGTGTATGCTGTGCAACAGGGTTGTGTCGCTTTCGGGGCAGCTTGGTCAAGGTAGCACCAACGGCAATGGTGCAGTTTGCACGGATGTTGGCGCGTCGGACGATTACGGCACGGCGGGCGATACAACGGACCAGACCACGCTTGCCTCGGGTTGGCCAGCCTTCATCCAGATCAAGAACAGGAAAGACACTGTAGGAGATGGTATCCCCGGCTCCATCAAGGCGTCAGAATACGAAATGTTTCTGCCACTGATGCCTGATTTTATTCCCACCGTTCAGATGGCGGTCACGACCGATCTCGGCACGACCTATACGATAAGCGCCGTGGAGCCGAGCCAGTATGGCAACAGGTGCCTGATGAGCGTGAGGCAGGTATAATGGCAGATATCGTCTCGATTGCCCGCGCCATCGTGGAGCAGATGGAAGCCATTGTTTATCCGAGCGGCACGGGCGCGGCTTCTGTTACGGGCAGGCCCACCCAGATTTTCCGTGGCTGGCTCACGCAGGACGATTACGCTGGCGCAGACTGCACCCTGAACCGGGGCGTGGACTTCATCACCGTCATGGATCTACAGGCCGGCTGGCGGCGCATTGATGAGCCTTTGGGCCGACCGTGGCGGCAGGAGGTCACGATCCCGGCCACTGTGTCAGTCACAACCGAGGGAAACACGGCCACAGTGGCGCTACAGGCCGACGCAACCCCGGCTGGCATCGTCGGCATGCGTATCCGGTCAGATGGCACGACCATCCCCGACCGGTCCGTAGCAGCCTATGCCGTGCAGGCAACGGATACGGCCACCACGATTGCCGCCGCACTGGCTGCACAGATACCCGGAGCCACGTCTAGCGGTTCTATTGTCACGGTGCCAGGCGCCACCGATCTGTCAGGCGCTGTAGGCGGATACGCTCCGGCGGTTCGCACAGCCCGCAGGCAGCAACAGCTATTCCAGGTCACGGTCTGGTCAGCATCGACCCAGGCCCGCGATGCGCTAGGCACGGCGCTCGATAACGGTATGGCCTTCCTCGACTGGCTAACCGACGCCAACGGCTCAACCTTCCAGATCGAGAGCCGGGGAAACTGGAACAACGACGCTGCCCAGAACAGCGGCATTTTCATGCGACCGTTCCGGTTCATCTGCACCTACGACACAGACGTGCGCGAGAACATGGCGCAGATGCTGTTTGGCACTGAGGTGTTCAGCCTGCCCGGCGGCCAGACCATCAACACGGGAGACGGGCCGCTTCTGGCCGTATCCTGACCTTCCGCAAGGACCAACCATGACAACCACACCACCCCCTGTGGCACCAGTCGCCATGGGAACGCAGGCGGCTGCGCCCTCGACACCTTCGACCGCCTATGTCGTGACGCGTCCGGGCTACGGGTATCCGATGGGGACCCAGATCACCGATGCCGCGACCATCGCCAAACTGAAAGCCAACGGCACCCTTGACCGGTTCACCGTGCGCGTGGCGCTCAAGCAGGAGAAATAATCCATGCCGCAGATTTATCAGGCGGGCGATCTGAACACCAATTCGCTCGTGGTGCCGAACCTCTATGTGCAGATCCAGCAGCCCACCACGCTGGCGCTCAACGGCGTTTCCAGTGGGCGCATCGGCCTTGTCGGAACGGCTGCATGGGGTCCGATCAACACGCCCGTCATCGTGGGCAGTATGGGCGATCAGCTTGCGGCCTTCGGGCCGAAGCAGGCGCTCGCCACCGACATTGGCACGGCGGTGAATATCGCCATCCTGCAGGGTGCATCCGACTTCCGATGCGTGCGCGTGACCGATGGAACGGACGCCGCCGCCACCGGCACGCTGTCGGGCGTCTCGCTGACCGCGAAATATACCGGCAGCGCGGGCAACGCCATCGCGGCCACGCTGACCCAGAACAGCATCATCACGACCAGCTACACGCTGACCACAAGCCACGCCACGCTGGGCAGCCGGTCCTATACCGGCGCGACGTGGACGGCCATTGCCGCCGCCATTGTAGCCGACACGTCCGCGCTGGTCGTGGCGACGGTTCCGACAACCGTTCCTGATCTGGCGGCAGGAACGACAACCCTGTCCGGCGGCGCAGACGGCGGCACCCCCACCACGGCACAGTTCATCGGCGCGGACGATGCGACCCGCACCGGCATGTATGCCCTGCGCAATCTGGGCTGTGCGATAGGCGTCCTGCACGGGCTGACGGATGACACGTCATGGACCACGCAGGCGACGTTTGGCCTCGGTGAAGGGTTGTACATGATCGCGTGCGGCCCGTCTGGCGACACGATCAGTAATGCAGTCAGCATGAAGGACGCCGCCGGTCTGGACAGCTATGGCGTCAAGCTGATGTTTGGTGACTGGCTGTGGTGGGACGACGACACCAACGGCGACATGCTGGTGCCACCGCAGGCGTTCGTGGCGGGTCTGTTTGGCGGCCTGTCGCCGGAGCAGTCCAGCCTGAACAAGCAGCTTTCTGGTGTGATCGGTAGCCAGAAGGCCGGGCTGGTGTCCAGCGGCACGACGCAGACCTATTCCGACGCGGAACTGGGGGCACTGTTCGAGGCCGGGATTGACGTGATCTGTAACCCTGCGCCGGGCGGCAGCTATTGGGCTGTGCGTGGAGGCATCAATACGTCATCGGATGATGCCATTGACGATGACAGCTACACGCGCCTGACAAACTACATCGCCGAAACCATCAATTCCGGCATGGGTGCGTTTGTGGGCGATGTCATCAATGGCACGCTGTTCGGCGATATCCGCGCCGTGCTTCTGGGCACGCTGTCCAACATGGTCAGCAGCGGAATCCTTGGCGGAACCGCTGATTACGCGGTGGTGTGCGACACGTCCAACAACCCGCAGAGCCAGACATCGCTGGGCTACGTCCGCGCCGATGTTCAGGTCACGTATCAGGGCATCAACCGCTTCTTCGTGGTCAACTTGCAGGGCGGTTCCAGTGTGGTGGTGACTTCGGCCACATCCGCATCCTGATCCTGTTCCGTTTCAACAGCCGCCCACACCGGGAGGCTTTTTCTTTGGAGGATTGGATGGCAAGCAAGCCATTTAACGTAGGCCGCGACTGCCGGGTCGTGCTGGTCTACAACGGATCGCGCATCCAGCTGCCGACCGTTACCGGGTTTCAGGCGCAGCAGCAGACGCACCGGCTTACGTCGATGCCCCTGAATGATATGCCCGCATTCTACGACACGCCCAACGGTTGGAGCGGCGGGTTTAATTTCCAGCGGGACAATTCAGGCGCGGACGACCTTTTCGCCGCAGTCGAGAATGGTTTCTGGGCCGCCGGGACCATGATCCTTGGCAGCATCTACCAGTATGTGACCGAGTGCGACGGCACATCGACCACCTATGAATTCATGGGTGCCACCATCCGCCTGACGAACGCCGGGCACTACCAGTCCGAAAATATCGTCACGCAGCATATCGACTTCATGGCACGTATTAGGAACAAAATTTCATGACCACGATCCCCAAGGAAATCACGACGGCATCCGGCAAGAAGCTGGAACTGAAGGAACTCGACCCCGGCAATATGCTGGACCTGATCGAAGTGGCCGGGACGGCCATGCAGTCGGCTTCGGCTGGCGCATGGATGGGCTATGCGCAGATGATTTGTTCGGTGGATGCGATCGACGGGGTTCCGGTCGAAATGCCCGAAACCAAAGAGCAGGTGAAGCAGCTTGCCCGGCGCATCGGCAATGACGGCATCGTGGCGCTCCAGGCAGTGTTCTACCCGCCGAAGAAGCCGGATGCCCCTGAACAGCCGGTCGCCGCCGACGTGGACATGGAAACGGCAAAAAACTGAGCAGGCACCCCGCTATGCAGGAGATGCTTCTGCTGGCGGATAGCGGGGTGCCGTGGGACGTTGCTCTCAAATGGTCGCGCACGCGGCGCTTTGCCGCCTGTGTGGCCATTACAGAACGCCGGAGCCGCGAAACCTATGGCCTGATCCCGACCCGTTTTGACTGGGATATCGGACGATATATGGACGCCGAAGCATAATTTACGATGACGCGGAAATTCAACACGCTGGATGGCTTCATACGGCACCTGCGCGAGCGTGTGCAGCCGAACATAGAGCATGCCGTCCATCGTGGCGTGCAGGATGGGGCCGATCTCATCAAGACTGAGACCAAGGTGCAGATCGGACACTATCTGGATGGATCAGAGCCGGGGTTGCCGACTGCCCCCCTGGCAGACCGGACCATAGATGACCGCATTCGCAAGGGGTTTTCTCCTGACGAACCGGGTTTGCGGACAGGAGACATGCGCGAAAGCTACGGCACGCGTGTGAGCGATGCTGGACTGCGCGTGGAAGCATCCATCGGTTCCGACGATATCAAGGCCGTGGTGTTTGAACTGGGCCGCATGGAACAGAACAACTACCAGCCCCCGCGTCCTGAACTGTCCGTTGCGGCATTCAGGAATGAACAGAAGGTGGCGCGCGGCATAGGTCGAATGGTCGTGCGTGCGATTGAAGGGCGGATACTGCCCAATGCGCGGGCCGAAGATACCGAATAGCGGGAAAATAAAATGGCCGTTGAAGCCTATGAAATCGGCGTAAACCTCGTCGCCAACGCTACCCGCGTGACCGGTCCGATTGGGGAGATGATCGAGGCGCTTGAACGCCTACTGTCTGCCCAGCGTGAGGCCCAGATGGGTTTCAACAGCATGGTGTCCTCGCTGGGCGGCGCGCGGCGGCTGGCTGGCGGCATGGCAAGCGACATGGAACGTGCTGCGCGTGCCGCAAGGGACATCGCATCCAGTTCGGGCCGGTTCCGATCCGCACCGTCTCCGCGTGGCCCGTCTGGCGGTGATGGCGGCGGGACGGAGACCCGGACTGCGCCAGCAGCCTCTCCGTTCATGCCCCCTATTCCGCCGGGAAACCTTGGTCGCGGGTCTTATGTTTCGCCATATTCGGCAGCCGCCACGAATGTTCCCGGCGCGCCGCAGCTTCTTTTGCCGCCGCCGGAAGTCCGTACACCCGGAACGGCCCTTATGGTGCTGCCCGATCAGGGTGACAGCATGGGACATGGTGCCAGCTTCCGGGGCGCCGAGACCGGACCGGCACCCAATTTCACCCTGTCTGGTGACCCGGAATCCGTCACGCCAGAACGCCACAGGTCCGCCCGCGAAACCACGATGGGCGTGAATTATGGTAGCAGCGATGTTTATGGGCCGTTTCCGTATGCTGGCCCCCACGCCGTAAATCCGGGTGCGGTAGGCGAGGGGGTTATGGCAGACCGTGGGGCGATGTCTGGTATTGGAATGCCGCATGTCCATCCGATGATGGTCGGTATGGGAGCCTATGCAGGTGTTCATGGGGTAGGGGAGACATTAGGGGAGGGTTTCCGTCAGACCGGCCAGTATGACCAGACGTTCCTCGGCATGCAGGGTGATCCGCAGGCCGCTGCAAACATGTCCGCCATTCAGGCCAGCGCGCAGCAGGCCATGCGCGAAAACCGTTACCTGACGCCGGTGGACGCCGCGCGGATGGCACAGGAAGCCTATGAAGTCAGCGGCGGCCATATGGAGGAACAGACCCCGGTTACGTCCCTGATCAACCGCGTGGACCGCACTTTCCAGCTTCTGGGTAAATCGCCAGAGGAAGCGATGCGGGAAAGTATCGCGTTTATCCGGGGGCAGGACATTTCCAACCGGTTCTATGATCCGTACACGGGTCAGTTCTCGATGGAAAGGGCATCGGAAAGCACCAATTCGGCCCTTGGTATGGTCATTGCCAACCGGCAGTTCATGCGCGGGCAGAACTTCCAGTCATTCGCCCGGTCTGCGGGGTTAGCCGCGCAGAACATGTCCGATGAAGGCATGCTTAACCTTGCCCATTTCATCGACGTGAACCCGGCCCGCGCCGGTATGCAGGTGCGATCGTTCGAAAACCTGTTTGCGGGCGATCATACGCGAATGACTGACAAGGATTTTGCGTATTTCAGCGACAGGCTGCACCTGACTGATCGTGATGGTCGCTTCATCGGGCAACAGCAGCTTACTTCTGATCCGATCGGGTGGATCAATCACTACCTGTCACCCCTTATCGCCACCCATCCTGAACTGTTGGGCCATATCCAGCGCATGAACGTGTCGGATCTGGCTGGCGAGGCGACGGGGGCAGAGGGAAATATCGTCCGTCAGGCTGCTGCTGCCAGGCGTACGGATGCCATGCGATCTGTGGATGCCCTGTCAGACGGCCAGTCTGCCCAGTCCCTCGCTATGCACACAGCGTGGGAGCGGTTGGAGTTCACGATTGGCCGGGCCGCGCAGGGGCCGTTCATCAGTTCCCTGCAATCCCTGACCAATGCGTTTAACGGTATCAGCGATTTCGTGGCAAAGCACCCGGACGATGTGAGGCAGTTTGCTAATGATGTCTCGGCGCTGATCAATGTTATCGGCTCGATCGCTGGCGGAATTGGGAAAATCATGGGCATGATCCCCGGACCGCTTAGGCGCATTCTTGAAAGTGCGGCGGCTTATTCGGCTGCTGGCGCTGTTAGTGGATCTGTTGTTCCATTTTGGGGGAATGCGGCTGGTGCTCTTGGCGGAGCGGGAGCAGGATTGGTTTTGGGCACATGGCAGGAGGCAGTTCATCAAGCGGACCGTATTGATTACATGCACTATCGCGCGCTCGGTCCGCAACCGACTACACAAGGGGATACCCACGTAAGCGTATATCTTGATAGCGATCCTATTGCCGCACGAGTTCAGGTTCGGCAGGAGCGGCGCGACCAGCAGGACATGCGGGCGTCAGGAACATCCCCTGACGTGATCCAGCATCCGCAATTGCCGGGGCGGGCGATTGGGCGATAAGTCTATGCGTCACAATCTTGCCATGATGTAACAAGGCGTGCCACATATAGGCATATTGTTACAAATGGCGAGATAACATGAAAATAAGTGTGGTAGCTCTAATCGGCTGTCTCTTACTTCCGGCGGCATCATTTGCGCAGGATTTGGCCATCATTCCGGATGTTGAGGTCGGCAATTGGATCGCGCTTCATCATTCGCCGGATCAGGGCGTCAGCACTGATATATGCATGGCCGCAAGTGCCGATCAGGGCCTTCTTTTCAGGGGAGACGCGCATCAACTGGAAATCCGCACCGGAAACCCTCAGTGGTCGATGACGGCAGGACAGCGGGGAGAAATGACTGTCACCGTCGGGAATTATTCTCACACCTTTGAGATGATCGCCGAGGGGGCGTCCATGCTGACAACCATTGCGCAACCGGATGACATGAAGGCACTATTTGATGCGCTGGACAGCGCCAGTCAGGCCACTCTCAAATACGGCCAGAAGACAACTCGGATTGTCTCTCTTTATGGAAGCACGAAGGCGCTTAACCAGTTCAGGTCATGCGTTGCCAGCAATGGCTTTGCCGATCTAGGTAATGCCGCTGGAGACAATGCCTCTCCATTCTGATGGTGAGCGCTAGATCAACCGCTCTGCTTTTGCCATAACAAGCCAACGCTATCAGGAGAAAATCATGCGTTGGTTTATTGTGGGAATGGCTGTTTTGGGTCTTATGTGTGCAAATGCCGAAGCGCGGGGCAGGAGCGGCCATTCCCGTGAGGCCCGAGGCTTCGCTACCGGGCATTGCAAAACGGACTCGTGCTATTCGAAGCATCCCGGCGGGTCATATGTGCACCCGATCACTGGACGCAGGCGGTAATGAAGCGCGCGGCCATGGCGGCAACCACCATTTGCCTGCTTCCCCTGCATTTTGCTCTTGCTACACCAATGACTGGAGATTTCTCTGGCGAAAATGAGGAAGTCTCTAAGGCGCGATCATTTTTTGATGGTCTAGACCAGTCCGTCAAGGCCGTATCTTTGGCGCCAAGCGGAGCGCAGGCTGGAGTGTTTCAGGGAGAAATCACTACTGTCTTGAATGCCCATAAGTTTTTCGATGCAAACAAGATACCCATCTTGCCAGAATGTACGGACAGAATAACAAAAATGGCATTTCAGTCCGCAATGTCGAATGCTTATCCAGGCTATAAAAGCAGATACGACATAAATGACAGGTATGTTGATTTATCAGGAAGCACAACCTGTCGAGTATGGTTTGATTATCCCAAAGAACGACAAAAAATAACCGGAGCAGATGGTAATTTCATCCGGTTTGGTTTTGTTGAGATCAACAATTCTATATATTTTATGATTAACGCGCCGGACCCCCATGGCCCAGATATGGATTGCCCAGATCGTCCATATCGCATTTGCAATGCTCCGTACCCGCGCGATCCAAAGCGCCCTACATTGTCTGTGGGGACTGATCCCGATACTGGCGATGTCATGAAGTTTGTTGAGCAGCCCAAATAACCCGTTAAGCCGCCTTCGGGCGGCTTTTTGCTGTCAGCCTTGATCTGTTTCTGGATCGGAAAAAGGGTTAGGCGCATTCCGCTCTTTGAGCCTCTCGGCTTCAATTTTTTTCCTGACCCGCGCGATGCGCCTTTCCAGTTGTCCAATGCGGGTTTCAGATAATTCCGCTGCATCTTTGGCATCTTCTGGGCTGTCAAAATCTTCCGCGTAATCGATTGCCTCCATAAGCATTCCTTGCTCCGCATAGAGAGCGGCCTCAAGAGTCGCCAATTCATTTCTGAGTTTATGGATCCCGGTCAAAGATACCTTCGCGGACGCTTCCGGCTTAACGGTATCCGGGCCAAAATCGTCATAGAAACCACCATCAAACGTCCATGCCAGCCTCTGAATGATTTCAGCGGTCATGGATCGCCCGTGTTTTTCTGCCGCTTCATACACCTGTTTTTTCAGGTCTTCCGGTATGCGCAGACGGAAATGAAGATCTTCTCGTGCCATGCCACACAGCATGCCACACATTTCCCTTGACGGATATGCCACACAAAAGCTATCGGTGTGTCTGCCGCACGGAATGACACACTGGTGCGGCATTTTGCGAAAGAGGGCAATATGGCCGCGAGAGGAGACCCGATGATCAGGGTCCGATTATCAAGTTGGATTAACGAATGGATGCGAGAGAACGCGAGGGTCAATCGTCGCTCCATAACAGGTCAGATTGAATACTGCCTTGAGCAGTACATTCATCATTCCCAAAAAACAGAAAAGGCACCGGGAAGCCGCCAAGCAAACCCCGATGCCTCTCACGCTGAATAAGGAATACAGCTATGCAAAAATCTATCACTCCGCGAAATCATAGTCCAGTCATTCAAAGCTTGCGAGATGAAGTTCTAACAATCGCAACCTATACGCGTATCGGACAAGAAATCGGTCGTTCAACATATCTCCAGGGCAAGAAAGGCATTGATCTGGTAGGTCCAGTAGGCGGAGCCTCATGCGCAATCATGGAAATGGCTCGCCTGACCGGCATAAAAATGGAAGATGCCGAAGTTATAGCGGTCACTATGGCGAAGGCAGCTATCGCCGCATTTGACGAAGAAGAAGCCAAGGGAGCCGCAGCATGAGCACCAACAAAGGCATCCTCGTCTACAACGAAAAGCCGATCAACTTCGCGATGAAATGCTGTGCCTGACCGATATGTGGAAAGCTGCCGGCAAGCCAGCTTCAAGTTCTCCCGCGGAATGGCAACGGTCTGCTGATGCTGAGAAGTTCATCGAATTTATCGGCGAAACTCAAAACATGGGAATTTCCCATGTTATAAAATCCAATCCCGGAAAGGGCGGTGGAACGTGGGCTTACTGGCAGATCGCCTTTGCTTACGCCAAAAAGCTGTCTCCTGAGTTCCACGCTTGGGTCAATCAGGCCGCGCGAGAAAAGATGGAGGTTCTGGCGGGGAAGCAAAAGGAGAAGACTGTTAAGCGTGTCCGTAAACCCTCAGTCCTGCCGACATTCCGCACAGGCTTTGGAATCGCCAAGATACTTGGCCTCGACGATAATCAGGCGTCGATTTATGCAGATCGCTACACCAGCAAGAAGTGCAACGAAAGTCCGTTGACGCTCATGGGCATTACGCACCATGAAGCGCCCGAAAATACCAAGACATTGAACGCCAGCGAGATTGCAGAGCGCCTTGGGCTTCCCGGGTCACGTCCAGGCATCGCAGGGAATCAACTTCTGAAAGAGGCTGGGTTGCATACGGACAGCCGCGACAAGAAGAATAAGATCGTATGGACACCCACCGAAAGCGGCATGCGCTTTGCCCGTTTGTCGGATACGGGGAAGGCCCATTCGGATGGATCCGTGCAAACCTATCGCTGGTCTGAACGGGTTCTTGCGGTTCTTTCATCTCATCTTGCCGTCAAGGGAGGGTCAGCATCCAGCCCTTTCGCCCAAAAGCCGGAGCCAGCGACAACGTAACCCTTAAGGAGAACCCGATCAGCGGGCACTATCCAGAGGATGAAGAACTGCTGATCTGGATGGCTGAATGCGATCACTGGGAACGCGTCGAGCGTGCTGAGCCGGACAACCTGCTTGCCCGAATGAAGGTTGTTATGTTCCTGCTGCGGATCAAGAAACGCCGGGGCATCCGTCCCTACGTCGAGCAGGCACGGCAGAACTGGTTGCAGAGGCGGCGGGTTGTGCCGTTGAGGTCGGAGAAGGTAAGGGAGCGTGAGTTGATCGCGTAGGAAACGGGGCCGCTCCGGGTGGGGCGGCCTTTCCTGTTTACCTTCCGTTTCACCTGTGCCGATATACCAGCACCATGCGCCACCTGATCCTCGCCGCCGTCCTGATCGGCACAATCCCAGCCGCCAACGCGGCCCCATCCTGTCCCGGCGACACGGTGGTGTGGGTCAACCAGAACACTGGCGTCTACCACCTGCCGGGTGATCGCTGGTATGGGCACACGAAACATGGCGCGTATGAGTGCGAGAGGCAGGCAGAAGCCGATGGTGCCCACCGTTCCGGCGTGCGTGGGGCACAACACAAGACCGAAACTGCTCGGCACCGAAAGCATGGCAGGGCGTTCAACACCAACGAGGACCAGGTAGATAACGCCAAACCTACCAGCAGCGTCGATAACCCTTTCTGATTTCGTCCTTGCACTTTTTCCGCCAATGTGCCTTATTGATGGCATCATGCCCTGAATACGACCACCAAGCCGTCCGTCCGAGGCGGCTTTTTTGTTGGATTTCCCATGTCGCTTGCGCTGCTCAACGCCGAAACCGCCATCGGCTCCCTCGGGCGGCTGTGGGCATCTGCGCCCGTTACCATCGGCAGCCTGACCTTGACCGGCATGGAGGTGCCAAACCTCATCCGCGATGGCGGCACGCAGCAGGTTGCCGTCCACAAACTGCCCGGTGGCGGAAAGATCATCGACGCGGTGGGCAACGACCCCGACCGGCTGGAACTGTCGGGCACGTTTGTCGGCCCGACTGCGTATGAGCGCGCGTTGCTGCTCAAATCCATGCGCGTTGCCGGACAACCGGTGCAGTTCACTGGTGCGGGCCTGTCACTTCTGGTCAAGATTGTCCAGTATTCATACGATTTCCAGCAGAAGGGCATCGTCATACCCTACCGGCTGGTGCTGGAACAGCCACCGCAGACCGGCGCGACGGCTTCTGGTAATTCATCCGCCCTGTCCGCCCTGATCGGGTCTGATGCGGCTTCTGTCGTTTCATCCATCACCGGCGCCGTGAGTGATGTAGCCACCATTACAGGCAATATCGCGGGCCAGTTATCCACGGTTGTGGGGCAGGTGACGCCGATTGCCGACATGGTTGGCGCGGGCGGCCTGTTTGCTGGCGTGCAGGATAATCTGTCGGTGGTCGGCGGCCTGTCTGGCGCGGGCGTCAATCTGGCCTCGACCCCGGAAAGCGCGGCAAGCCTGCTGACCGGCCTGGAAGCGGCTGGCACTGGCCTGACAACTGGTATCAGCCAGACAGGCGCGAACCTTGAAGGGGTGAGCCTTAACGGCGCGGCTGGTCTATCCACCCTGACCCAGAACGCGGAATTGCACAGCACGTCTGTCACATCTGGCGCACTGGTCAATCGCGCCTATGCGAACACCCTGACGGCCACGGACGGCACACAGAACGGGCCGCTAGTTACGGCGCAATAGGATCATCATGGCAACCACGATCAAGGTAACGGCGGCAGACGTATCGCTGTATCACGTTGCGGCGGCGCAGCTTGGGGATGCAACCCAGTGGTGGCGGATCGCGCAGTTGAACGGCATAGCGGACCCCGATCTATCCAGTTTCTTAACGCCGGTGCAGATCGTCCTGCCGACCGTTGATGCGTCTCTGGCTAGCGGTGTTCCGGGTGTGTCGTCATGAGTGAAAGCATAACCGTCACGGCGCACCGCAAGCAGCCAATATGGCGCGTGCCCCGCGCCCGGCTTCTGGTCAACGGAGCCGAAACCACCGTCACCTTGCTGGAAGAATTCACGCTTACCCGCACCCGATACAGCCGGGCCGATACACTGGATATGACGCTGGCGCTGGACCGCACACAGATCCCGGCCAACGGGCTGTGGTTTGACCTGCCTGCGCCATCAGGTGGAGCCGCATTGCCCGATATCGACATCACGCTCCAGATGCGCGACGAAGCGCAACCCGGCACGCAGTGGGCTACGATGTTTCAGGGCATCGTGGATCACGTCGAATGGTCTCCGGCGGAAACATCCGCCCATATCCAATGTCGCGATTATCTGGCGAAATTGCTGGATATGCGAGTTCTGGATGGCTGGATGAACATGACCGGGGCCGATGTGGTCAAGGCAATGATCGCCGATGCGGGCCTGACGCCCAACGTAACCATGACCGATGGTATGGTGGGCCAGTTCTGGCAGGTCGAACACAAACGGAAGTCCGCCAGCAGCCACAGCCGGTTCCAGACCGCGTTTGATCTGGCCACCTATGAGGCCAACATGAATCGGTGCGACCTCTACGCCGAGGGCAAGACGATTGTCTGCGCACCCTACCCCAAGCCCACGAAAGCCAACACCCAGACGCTGGATTACAGCGACACTGGCCCACTTAATCCTATCAGGATGGGGGCAAGTGGCCTGCGCTTCACGCGGGATTACCAGATCGGTAAGGGCATCATCGTGCATGTCACAAGCTGGGACAGCCGCCAGCGCAACCGGGTGGAGTTTTATTGGACGGCAGAAGGGCCATCACCCACGATGGCCGCCCGTAATGGCAACCTGCACAGCTTCACGCTGCCCGGCGCGCGCCTTGATCTGGTGCAACAGTATGCCCGGCAGAAATACAACGAGATCGTGGCTCATGAGCGCGTCATCAGTGGCCAGATACCAGGCCGCATCACGCTGGCCCCGCGCCAGTTCATGCAGATCACCGGCACTGGCACGACATGGGATGGCACGCTTGATGTGGACGCGGTCAGTAGCCGCTTTTCGTGGTCTGGCGGTTTCACACAGCAGATTACCCTACGCAATCGCGATGTGACGAAGGACGAAGATAATGGCTGACATGCGCATGGTGGGTTCCAACATCGCGAATGCACAGGCGCAACCGGAGTTTGGCATCGTCAGCGCGGTAGACCCGGTAAACCATGCCGTGAAGGTCATGACCCAGCCGTCAGACATCGAAAGCGGCTGGCTGCCCTGGGCCGCCATGCAGGTCGGCAGCCTGCGCATTGCCTGCCCGCCCGATATCGGCACGCATGTGCTGGTCGTGCATGTGGAGGCGGACGCGGAACACGGCGTGGCCGTCATGCCGGTGTATGACGCGGTGGTCATGCCGCCCGCATCCCCCGCCACCGGCAGTCCGGCACAGCCCGGCGAGATGCTGATCATGGCCGGGTGCGGCGCGCCGCCGGGCAATGGCGAAACCACGCCGGGAAACGCCACGCAGAACGCCCCGTGGTGGCATATCACGAAAGACACGATCTACAGCGGGGCCGGGAACGCCACGGAAACCCTGACCAATGGCGGCAAGGCGTGGAAGGTCGGCGGCGTGGCCATGACGCTGGATGGTAACGGCCTGTCCGTCACCGGCGGCCCCATCGCCACGGATAAGGACATGACCGCGCAGGGCACCGTGACGGGCCAGAAGGACGTGATCGCGAA